ATGCGCGGGATTATCTCTCTAGTCACCCTAAGTCTTTCGTGCTTTGGACTCGTGGCTTTCGGGGCGTCGCCGCCCACTGACGAGCAAGTCGGCCAGGCGAGAAAATGGCTCCTGCTCGATCGGCCGGCCGAGGTGGAAAAATGCCTCCGAAAGCCGATGACGATTCAGGCGAAGGCGATGAGGGCGATCTGTACCTCAAACGATAACCAGGATGACCGTGAGCTTGGCTTGAGCATATTCGATGCCTCCGGAGCGGAGAGGATGGCCCAGGGCCAGCGCACACTAATTCGTTGATCCGACAATGACTTGCAACAGGAACTCCTCACTCCAGCCGCAACTCCGCCGCTTCATGGCTACGCTCTCGCGGCCGGGATGTTGCTTCAACAGCGAGAGGCTGAGGCGATTCAGCCACGCCATGTTCTCTCGGAGGCACTTCTCGCGGATCCGCGATTCGTCCTCGCGATAGGTCACATCCAGAGTCCAGTGGCAGCCGTTTTCAATGCCCCAGTGCGACCGAACGGCGCGGGCGAATCGCTGCACATCAATCGCCAGGCTGCTGATGTAGTAGCGGACCTCGTCCGTCACCTTGCCGTCGCGGACCGATTCGGAGACCGCAATACCGATCGATTTCAGCCCGTTCCACGACCTGAGCCCCGGTAGGTCTTGGGGCACGGGAAGTTGAATGTAGGTCCGCGTCTCCCGACGGCCATGCCCCGACTCCACGGTCTGATGCCGGCCGGCATCCACACCCGCGAAGTCGTCCTCCCACTGCTCCAGGATGTGGTTGATGACCACCTGATGCATCGTCCCCTGGTTCCCTTTCAAGGCCAGGACGTAATCCGCCTTCCCCTCGACGATTCGCTCGGCGATGGCCTTCTGCGTCCCCATCGCGTCGATCGTGATGATGGCCCCCTCGATGTCGACCTGCCTCAAGAGCTCGGGGATGGCCGTGATCTCGTTTGACTTCTCGGCGCAGGCCACCTGGCCCAGCGACAGGCCGTACTCGCTCGCCCAGACGCTCACGGAATGCAGGGCCCCCAGGCCGTTCTTGCGGTCGTGGCTCCGCCTCGCCGTCTTACCGTCCACGGCCAGGACCGGCTGCTCGATTCCGGTCTCCGCTTCCGCTGTCGCCCGCAAGGACCGCAGCCATCCGGCGAAGCATGACTGGAAGGCATCGGGCTTCAGCGCCATGAGGACACGACGGAAGACGTCCTTGCGTGGGATGCCGTTGGGCAAGTCCAGGACTCTGACGAGGAACGCCTCCTTCATGACAGCCCACCTGGCGATCGCGGTCGGGCCGGCGGCGCCGGCCAGGATAGCCATCAAGGCGATCGCAATGACGCTGGTCAGGGGATGCTGGAGATTGATCGAGGAGCGGGGGTCCTCCAACTCGTGGAAGTGGAGTACGATCTCATCCAGGTCGACGCGTCGTGGATCCGCCATCGTTCGCTCTCCATGCATAACCAGCCGGGGAGTAAGCATGGAGAATGATTTACAAAAATATCGGCCCGGGCGCAAGCCCTACAGGTCGCCAAAACTACCTATAAATGCGCGCTAGCCCTGGAGGATGGCCAAGGAAGTCGCCCCGGAATTACGAAGGACAGCCGCAACCAACGCGTTGGACGCGTATTTGCTCGGATGCTTGCTTCGGAGCGGGCTAGGAGTCTCGAAAGAACCGGAACAAGCATTCAAGTTGTTTTCGTTTGCGGCTAGCAAGGGCGACGTGTTCGCCATCACAAAGCTGGCTGGCTGCTACCTGTCTGGAGAGGGGACGACAAAGGATATTGCAAAATCAATTGAGCACATGAAGCGTGCCGCCGAATTGGGCGATACTCGCGCCATGGTGGATCTCGCCATTGGTTTCGAACAGGGCCTTGAAGGCCAACCTCTGAGTTTGGCGTCGGCTTTGTACTACTGGGAAAAGGCAGCCAAGCTTGGAAACTCAAAAGCAATGCTTTCGTGCAGCAGTTATTACATGTACAAATCGATAAGCATAGTCGTGTTCGGCAAGCCTCTGTACGAAAAGTACGAAAAGAAAACGGGCGACTGGCTGCGAGAATCCGCAGAAGCCGGCAACGCCCAGGCAATGACCCAGATGGCCATCAGGCTTGAAGGCAATTCGCTGAATCCCGACGCAGTCGCACCAGACCTTAAAGGCTCATTTGCGTGGAGGGCAAAGGCCGCCAAATCGGGTCTTCCGCTCTACATAGCGTTGCTAGCGAGAAGCTACCAGCAGGGCATCGGTTGCGAGAAGGATGAACGAGAGGCTAACCGGCTCATCTCAAAGGCGAAAGCCGACGCCAAGGATGACTCGGAGATGCTGGCCAGGATTGATACGATCGCCAAGTTGCCGCTTGAACAGGATTATGAGGCGATGGCTAAAGGGGCCGATAGCTTCCAATTCGATGCTGATGGTATCGACCCGAAGCCCGCGACTAAAAGCACGGCGAAGCGTCCCGTGAGGGGGAAGTCCAAGAATCAACGGGCTTCCACGCCGGCCCTGGGAACGCAACTCGCTGTCACCGATGTCGCGATTACCCCGTCAGGGATCGAAGACACTGTTTATATCGACGGCCGCATTCAAAATCTTACGGGCGAGGCGATCGATCGGGTCGAAGTGCAGATCAGTATTGAGGATCGCCAAGGACGACTGCTCGGCACGACCACGGCCTTCCTGACCCCAGATACATTACAGCCCAGGGCTCGAGGCACCTTCAAGGCGATCGATATGGGGCACCCCACGATCCACCATATCAAACTCGAACTCACAGCGAATGGTAAGGCTATCCCCTGGGTAGATCGGAGCGGGAAAGGCGTTCACGACTAATCTCAACCTCGCTTTTCCTGACACGGAACGCAATCCGGCGGTGGAATCTGCGACTGATCCACGCCCAACGCCACCCGGGGCTTGGCAGCACGGAGAGCTACGGCTTGCGACGCTAATGCTTCGGCCACCACCCTCTGGTGCGCAGCAATAACCTCGGCATCCAGTACAGGCGACGGCCACCCCGTAGGCGCGGACAATTCGTTGGACCGACGCCAGAGGGAATGCCCTGTGAGGCCCTCGTGGCAGGCACAGAGTGGAAAGCCGTGGTCGCATTCGCAATCGCGGGTCTGGCTCATGGTTCCCATATCCGAAACGTCTGGTTCGACGGGCCGAAGATCGCACCCGTCCCACCTGGGATGGCATATGTCATGTCGAATTTCGTCGCAACATCGGCGCATTGCGGGGACGCGATCAGGACCCGGCTATAGCTCTCGACGGAACCTATGCCTCCCGAGGCATTCGGGCAGCGGAACGCATCGCCGGGATAGCTGACCGCGAAACAGCCTGGCGGGAGCCCGCCAGTCGCCGTAGTGCCGGGGGTACTGAAACTCAGCGGGATACTGGGCCTGGCCGGACAGATTCCGTAGGCGTAGGTCGGGAAAGACCCCGCTCCGCCTGACTGCCAAGTGTCGGAAAAAGCCTGCCAGATCAGCGTTCCAGAACCATGCAGAGAAGATGTCCAGTTCAGGGTAGTGGCCACGGGGAAACTGCAAGGGCCGGACCAGTAGCGATAGCCGGTTGCCGGTGTACATGTAATCGGCGCAAAAGTGGTGGGACGGCATTGGCTCGTCTGAAGATATTGAGTGACCGGTGCCGGCGACTGATTGAATCTCGTCCCTGGCCCGATCGCATAAAGATCGAAGGAGAAGTCTGCGGGATCCAAAATGAGGTCGATCGAGTAGGTCCCAAGCGGAAGGCTGAAGGTGCCATAGTCGAGGCCACTTTGGCGGCCAACGATCCGGATCGATGACCCGGGAAGTTCCGTGGCGCCCAATGCCGGACTGCCGACGACTTTGCCCGTGAACGTCGTGGTGCAACCCCTTCTTCCTGCCACTGCCCACGAGATCGCAAGTTGCTGCTCTGCCCCCGGCACCCGCCAGGCGACGAGGTCGTCGATGTTCTTCCGCAACCGGAAGAACTTTCGCTCCAGAGTCAAGATCCGCTCGACAGCATTGGAGGTTTCGATGGACATCACACCCACCTCTGTCCAAGTCCCTGTTCGGCTGCCGCAATCCGCTGCTGGAGCTTGAGCACGATCTGCTCAAGCTCGTTGGCGATCGCCTCAAGGGTAGCGATTCGCATCACCAAATCGGAAGTCTCGTTGGTCATTCTTCGTCCTTGTCAGGTAGACCGAGTTTGCTGATCCGTTTTGCCTTCGCCGGGTCCTCCGGGCGTGAAACCCCCAGATCTTTGTACGCCGACACGTCGGTCGGGTGCTTGCCCAGGTTCTTGATCCGTTCGCTTGGCGGCTTTGGCTGATGCCGACCCAAATTCTTGATCCGCTCGTCTGCGGGTGCCGCCTCGTGTCGGCCCAAGTTGGCAATCCGCTTATTGGGGGCTTCCGGCTGCTTCACGCCTCGGTCCTTATGCGACCAGGTATCAGTCGGGTGGTTCCCGAGGTCGGCGATCCGCTCCCGCTCGGCTGGATCCTTGGGCAGGCGAGGCGTGGTATCACCGAGGGCTCTCATGCCAACCAGGCGGTTTCCTTCGGCCGCCCTGATCTCGTCGTTTTTCGCCTGCCGTTTTGCGTCATTGTCCTCATTGGTCTGCCGAATCTTCGCACGCCGGTCATCCTGGTGCTTTTGGTCTGCCTCCCTGACTTGGTCATTCCGGTCCTTGTCCCGTTCTGACCTGGCTGCAGCAGCAGCCTCTCGCTCTTCTCGGGGTTTTAGCGTTGCTGGCCTGCGGCTCGTGTTGCTCGCCGGGTCGTGGACGCCGCTGCCGTTATCGGCGCCGGCCCTGAGGATGTCGGCCATCGTGAAGCCGCTCGCGCCGAGACCGGTATCGTTCCCCGTCGACAAGCCGCCAGGCGAGAGCTTGCCCGCACGGGCCGCCTCCGCCGCTTCGCGGTAGTTCCCCTGGCTTTCACGCATCATTTCAGGCTGATAGATCGCGAAAGGATTGAAGAGATCGCCACTGGTCCCGATTGCTCCCAATTGCTGCTCCGGATGCATAAACATCGAGGCACTCAGTGCCTGCCTGCGATTTGAGCAGTGCATGGTTGTTCGATAGTCAATGCCTTCGTTTTCCGGCCAGTCGAGGTCGACGCCGATCACCGCCAGGCTCAACCCTTCCCATCCGGTCGTGTAGGCCCCGTTGCCGTCATTGCCCGCGATGTTCAACGCCAGGCCGAAGGTCATTGCGTCAGTGAAGAAGCCGTAGTATGTGACCCCGCCCTCACAGGTCGCGTTATTGACGGAATCCAACAGATTTGAGGCGTAGGCTTGAATCTGGGCCAACTGGCCGGGGTCCCGCCAGTACGGCGCGTCCACCGTCAGCGTCTTCGTCAGGCCGTCCACCGTGTACGAGGTGCCCGAATACTGGGGTACCCCGGCGAGGTCCGGCGGCTCAATCGCCTGGTTTGGGTTGGTCTGGAGCGGGAGGGCGAGCCAAATGTCAGCGGGAGCCGCATTGTTGGCCGTGAAATAGGTAGGCGAGATAAACCGGACGTTGCCCGTGGTCGGATTATATGTGAACGCGAGGGGGAAACTATTGTAAGGCGGACTGCCGTTGGAGGACCAGAGCACGACCCCGAGGGACGCCGAGATCAGGGTGGCCCCACCATTTCCAGGTGAAACAAAGGGCTGAGGATAGGTCGACTGCTTGACAACCTTAGGCCACAGCGAGGAATCGGCGATCTGGTACTGTGTCCAGACGACACTGCCCCCCGTGCTGAGTCCACTGATCGTGTAATGGCCGTAATTGGTGTGCGGGAGAGGGCTGTCAATCGTGAGCGTGGACGTACCTCCCGCCGTCAACGAGGTGTTGCTGATGATCCGCGAAGACCAGAGCTGGGTTACCCCGGGAACCGTGGTTGAGTAGAGGTTGATGACCCCCTGTCCGTGCGTTTGATCCCAGAAGTTACTTGCCCAAGCGGCCGAAGCGTTGGTCGAGGTAACGGTGACAGTCGTGGTGCTAGGGCATGTGCATGTGCCAACATTCTGGGCGGTGCCCGCCTGGCGGAACTGGCTGGGACTCCAGGCGGAGATCGCCTGGGCATTGGTCAACCCGTCGTGAGCAAAGTTCTGGGTGATCTGCCCGAGCGACTGCTTCAAGACCCCCATGATCGCGATTGGCTGGCCCCGCACGACCACTCGCTGGAAGCAGTCGCCGACGTCGCGGGAGAGTTCCGTGGGCTCGATCGGGTCGGTGCCCATCGTGAGGGTCTGGGGCGTGAACGTCCGCAAATCCATGAACCGGAAGACGCCGTCGGGCTGGATCCAGAAGCGATGGTTGGGGGCGTTCTGCTGGAGGAAGCCGTCAATGGCCGCGCCGAGTTTCTCCCCCGTGAAGTAGACGGGGCGAGGCGGAATGACGGTCATCGCTGCGAGGTCGGCAAGGGTGGCCGCCGGGAGCGTCGGGGGCGCGAGGCTTGTGTATCCTCCCAGGCCGTGGGTGTGGATGAGGTGGGCGTTGGCCTCCATCGTCAGGGCGGCATTGAGGATTTCGCCGACGGTCCTCCCCGCCTTCGCCGCGTTGTAATCGGGGTCCTCGAGCGTGAGGTTGAACTGAGACGTGTCGATGCCGCTGGTGCCGTCGGTATGCGGGAACCAGTCGAGTCGGTTGCGGATCCCGAGGCACTGATAAGTAATCACCCAGCCGATCCCGGTGTAGGACGGCGTGGCCGAGACGACGTCCCCGGTGAAGGTGAGCGTGCCGTTGTGCCTCCAGGTGGCCTCCTTGCCGATCCAGGGGTCGGGGAGGCCGGGGAGGGCGATCCCTCGCCGCTGGAGGGTCAGCGAAGGGATGGTGCCGAACCGCTCGGAGAAGCGGAGGGCCACAAAATCGTCGGTGATTGGGTCGAGAGGGACGCCATCGATTGTGAAGAGATCGGCCACGACTTATCTCCCTGTCTTCCCCTGGGAGCGTTGACGGGTCTGGACCTTGCTTCGCAGTTGGTTGACCCCTCGGTCTAGGCTTGCAACGAAGGTTGTGAGCCGCCCAACCTCGCTATCGAGCTGGTCGGCGATGTTCAGCAGTTTCGCCGTGTTATTCATATTCGCTCCCGCCATCGAGGCCATACGCTGATCCAGGTCGCTCTTCGCCCCGACCGCCACTTTCGTGGCGATATTGTCGGTGGTCTCCGCGTCCATCCTTGGGTTTGCAAAGACCGTTCGGCCGTGCTTGTCAAGTCCCATCGGACGATGGAGGAATCGGGCGACCTGGTCTTTGATGAATTCGATCTGCTGCGACTCATTCATCTGTCGGAACTGGCCATTGACCACGGTGCCGCCCTCCGCTTTGAGGTAAGCCGCCATCTCGGTCGCCGCCTTGTCGATGCCACTGGCTTTGATGGATGCGTCTTCGTTCTTGACAAGCTGATCGATTTGCTTTCTCGTGGATTCCAGCTCGAACTTCTTGGCGTGATCCTGCTGGCCCTTGAGTACATGCGGGGCCTGCCCCGCCAGCGACGTGGCCACTGCGGCAGCCGCCTTGCCGCTCCCTGCGTTGAGGAGTTCGCGCGACTTGAGTTCCTCTTCGATCACGCTGCGGATCTGATTCTGAATGAACTCGATCTGCTGTTGGCCGTCCATCGGCTTGCCGTCGGGCCCAGCCACCTTTTCGCGTTGAATGTCACCGAGGACCTGTGCCGCAATCCCGGCGAGATCCTTGCCCTTCACAAAGGCATCGATGACGGGCTTGGCTTTCTCGGATTGGGCTTGTTCGACAGCCTGAGCCACTTTCTCAGCCTCGGCCTTAAGGATCTTTTGCTGAGCGGTCCGCTTCTTTTCGTTCGCGGTGTCGATCTTCTCTTGGCGCTGAGCTTTGATTTTCTCATCGCTCGCCCGGTCCACCTCAGATCCGAAGAGGTCCTGGACACCGCCGGCTTTGAATGCCTCCGGGTTGGCCTCGATCATCTTCTGGATCTCGACGCGGGCCTTCTCGGAGCCGGCACTGAACTCTCCGATCAGAGTGTCAACCTTGTTTCTGCCTTCCTCTTGAATGGCCACATTCAGCTTGGCCAGTTCAACTTTGGCCTTCTGGAGAGCCTCCTTGTGGACCAGCCCCATCCCTTGATCATCGCCACCCATGTCCTCGATCGATTTTACGGTAGCCTCTTCCAGCGCGATCTCTTTCTCCAGTTTCTCCTTCCTGATCAAGGCTTGCCCTTGTGAAGCAGTGAACGTTTTGTCCTTTTTGAGAATCTTCTCGATCACGTTTCCGAGATTCTCGGCACCCCCTGCATTCTCCACCACGGCGTCAGACAGGATCTTCCCGCGCTCTTCCGTTACGCTAGATTTGCGATTCTTGATCGTCTGATAGGCGGAGAGGCCCTGCGTGATCTCCCCTAGAGTCTGTTTTGCGGCCGTGAGCACCTGATAATCGGCGTCGAATTTGATCGGTTTTTTCTCGATGGCCTCGATCTTGTCCTTGATTCCCTGAAGGGTTCTATCGAAGATTTTCGGGTTTTCCGAGCCGAGCGACTCAATCAGGTTATGGATATGCGGCATCGCGATATTGATCGCGACAGCCACGGCCGAAACTCCGGCCGCAAGGCCTGCTGAACCATCAAACATTTGGATGATTGATGGGATATTGTTAATCACGCCTTTGAGGCCGTATTGGGCATCTTCGAAGGCACGCGAGAGTTCCAGGAACCCAAGTTGTATGTTCTTCGAGCTCGTTGTGGTCTTCGCGGCAGTGTGCTCCGTCAGCGAAGCAAGCGCCTCTTGTTTGCTTCCGAATTCCGCCGAAGCGGCCGCTGCCATTTGTATTCCGTCGGAGAGATTCAGGATCTCCGTCTTGAGATCATTGGTCTTCATGGCGTATGCGGAGATTGTGATCTGATCGTTTGCGTATGCATTGCCAAGCGATCTGACCTTTGCCTCAAGAGTCTGAATCTCGTCCTGGGCGGCGGCAACGCCCGTGGCTCCGACCTCAATGATAGCCTTGGCAATCGTGACTGCGTTTGCCGCCATGAATGGCTCCTTTTGATCCGTCTGAGTGGGTGGGGCGACCTATTTTTTGTCGCTCGGTCCCCGGTGGTAGGCTGGGCAACTGACGAGGGGCTGGTGCCCCACAGGGAAGGAGCGAGACGTGACGCGAAAGGCGATGTTGGTTGCGGCGGCTCCGGCTGTGACAACGTCAAAGGCTGAGGGCTGTACGCGACCCCCGCCCTTCGGCTCCACGCACCGGAGGCCGAGGACGGTATCCAACGGCTGATAAGGAAGATTCAGCGATCTGCCCAATAGTTATCTGGGAAGGTCGCCACGGCCTCTACCTTGTCCCACCCACTCCCGTTTGCCACAATATCTTTCCAGCGTGCCCATCACTATGCCAAGGGATCAGCTCCCGGGGATACTCTCATCCCTGACAGATTGCTTCGCCGGTGCTTGATGCTTTTGCGAGGCATTTTTTGTGGCTGTACAGGGACTGGGGGTGGATTTAGTAGCGAGTGCATTGGATGGTCTCGAAAAGACCACGTCCACGTACCAGCTGAATTTGCAAAACCACATTTGAATGAAAGACGTAAGCATGGAAAATAATCCTGCTAGCCTCCGGCGAGACCCGAGCGAATCGGTCAAGCGAGCTTTGAGGCAAGAAGTCGGCTTTGGATGCCCGATCCCTCACTGTCGAAAGCCTTTCTTGAGTTGGCATCATTTCGACCCTCCCTGGCATGAGCGGCACCACCATGAGCCGAATGGCATGATCGCTCTATGCATCGAGCATCATGCCATGGCTGACCGGAAAGTGTTTACAAAAGCGCAGTTGCATGGTTTTAAAAAAGCCGACAATGATCTATCTACGGTGAGAGCCAAATTTCCTTGGGCACAGCCCAATCATCTTGTGAGATTTGGAGGAATTTACACTCAGGGACATGACGTTCCGGTCTCAATCGCAGACAACGACATCATTCGCGTAACGCAAGACCCCATAGGGTGCATGGGACTCTCCTTTTCCATGCGCGATCAGCGAGGACGACTGGTTGCCGCAATGGAGAACAACATGTTTCAAGCGACCCCTAATCTTCTGAGCGACCTGCATGTAGACACCGGAGCTACCAAAATTCGATTCCGAATGAAGGGAGGCGATGCGAAACTCGATCTATCATTTCGATTTGTAACGATAGATGAATTGAAAGAGATGCTTGTGCATGACGAAGCTCGAGCACAAGCCGCCTATAAGAAGTTGCTGCCCAATTTCACATGCTCGACGGCAAATCCGTTGTTTAGCAGAGAGGAGATTCCCCAGCCAGAGTTCAAGTTTAAGGTTGCAGAAAGTGTAATCGAGAGGGCTAGAACGAGGTGCCTGAACGAGGAAGGGAGGATCTCGTTGCTTGATTTTCGCAACGTGGTTTCCTACATTGATGGCAGGAAGCTGGAAATAAGAGATCGCCTTGTCTATGAGGGACTATCTGTGCAGTTTAGTGCTATATTTCGATGACTCACTCTGACTGTCGAAAATCATGTTATTGAAAAACGTTAATTTCGTCGATCCATTCTGCCAGCCGCACAACTTCCGCTAATCCGTATCCGCGGTCGATAGCATCGTCCGTGAGCATGTCACGAGCTATGTATGCAAGAGTCCGACGGAAAGAGTCTTGGTCAAGGCTTTGGAGATAATCCCTCACGGCTGTCTTCATAGCGTTATCTCTGATGCCCGAGTCCGTGGCTCCTCCGTCGTAGGCCATGAGTGCATCGATTGCTTCGGATAGCGTCCAACCGTGAAAATTAAACTCGGTCGCGTTGTTCATCAGTTTTGCGCCTCTCCAATGCGATGATCTATCCTAATCATTTTAGCGATCGCTGGTACGATCCGCCACGACAATGCCGATTCTTGATCACGCGACTTTGTTCTGTACGCAAGCACACTGTGTGCTGTTGGCTGTTTCCAGACTTCGTCGCAGTGAACTTGTTCAACTGCATGCAGTTGCCAAGGCGACTAACCGCCCTTAAAGAGTTTTTCTGCGAGAAACGCCCAACGAGGGCCGAGAGCTTGGAGTTACCGGTCCTCCCTGTGCGCGGAACTGGCGTATGTTGGTGACCGTGGATACGTTGCTCAAGGTTGAACCTATCGCTCGGCGCCGTCTGTCGGAACCGTGACGTCCTCTCGGGGTTTTGGGGGAGTCTCCGCCGGGGCTTCGATCACGATCTCTTGCTCGGTCAAGGTCACGACGAGGTTCTTGGTCTCGGTGAGTAGCGACACGGCGCGGTCGGTCAGGAGTGCCCGCGTATCCTCGAGGTTCGCGAGGGCCCAGGCGCGGGCGAGGGGCATGGCGATCCGGGTCGGTCCTGCTGCTGGGCCGGGCCGATCGCCGAACTCCTTGACGGAGTCGGCGAGTGCGGCTTCGATCCGGGCCTTCAGCGTGGCAAGGTCTTCGGCGGTCATAAGAGGCTCCCGAGAAAATGAAAAATAAACGTAGACCAATTTGGCTGTTTGAACCCGCTCGCCAATGGAGAATCGCTTTGGAAATCGAAGAGATTAACCACGAATGACACGAATAACACGAATAAAAAAACAAAAATGAATTTTTTATTGATTAATTTTTATTCGTGTCATTCGTGTCATTCGTGGTTAAATGTTTTTTTGCAAGGATCAAGAGACCGTGACGGTCAGGTCATTCGGTGTGCCGGCGGTGGGGTCGAAGAAGCAGGAGCCTTCGATCGACTGGAGGTAGACCTTGTCCATCGCGAGGTCGTCGTCGGCCTTCATTTTGTAGTTGTTCGCGTTGAAGTTGAACGCCAGCGAGTGGGTGCCGTTGGTGAACGTGATCGAGGCGGCGACGGGCGTCACCGCCTCGTAGTCAGCGCGATCGAGGGACGTGATGTAGGGGAACCGGGTCGTCCAGTCGACGTCGCGGCCACAGTACTTCAGACGCGAGAGGTACTGGCCCGCCATGAACCGGGGGTCGAGGACGTTCTTGATCGTGATGTTGAACTCCTCGAACTCCACCCGGCTCGAGCCGATCGTCAAGCCGCCGGCCGCCATCTCGAACACATAAGGCGCATCGTACGGGTAGGCACTCGCCGCCGGTTCGGGGAAGTCGGTCGCCGTGATCGTCGCCGGTTGCTTGGCGGTGAGCTGTATGTTGCAACGCATGAGCTGGTTCGACTCGGACGCCGAGAAGACCGCCTGATTGACCATGCAGCCGAGGTAACGGCGGTAGACCTTGGTCGATGAGTTGTCCTCCATGACGATGCAGTGGTCGATCGTCGCCGACTTGAGCACATTCGCCGACGTCGCATTGATCGCCGGCATCAAGGTCGCCATCTGCGAGCCGTAGCAGAGAATGTTCAAACCACCTTGCAGGCTCGTCTTGGACGACCCGGTCTGGACCCGACGCGAATAGCCCCCCGCGCTCCGGATCTGCCACGAAACCGGGGACGGCCGCATCGTGAACGCATTGTTCTGGTCGAGCTGGATGATCTGGGCGGTAGTCGAGGTGGAATCGAAGGTCCCCCAGGTCAACTCTGGGGTCCAGCGGAGGAATTCACGAGCCATTTGAGGATGTGCCTCGAAGTGGTGAAAGAATGAGCGAAGGGGCAAGATCAGCGGGGAACCGTCATCTCAACGTGAATCAACCCTTCGGCAACCATGAATTTGTTGCCGAGCGAGTCGGCCGACGGGCCGATGGCCGGCATGCCCAGCCGGATCGTCTGGAGCGAGCCGATGTTGATGCCTCCCCGATCGATCGAGGCTTGCCTGAGCGCAGTCCGGATCGAATCGGTGAGCGTTTTATTGCCGTCGCCGGTGAAGACCGGGGCCGTCAACGCATACCAGAAATTCATGATGTCGCGGACGTCGTGGCCGGCGGTCGTCGCGGTGATGGCGAGGCCCATCGCGGAGTTTTGGATCGTCTGGGCCTCGGGGGTTACCCCGGCCGAGAACGGCATGATCCGCACGGCCGGCAGGCCGTTGCAGTCGGGGCCGGTGTTTCGCTTGACCGTCGCGTCTTCAAGGTGGGTCGTCCATTGCGCCTCGGGCACAAGCAGGCCGATCGTCGGGTCGGCCCGGAGCGCGGCCACGATCTGCTGGTAGGCGATCGCCTGGGCACAATCGGGGAGGCTGAGAAGTTTGGCCATCGGTCAGACGCTCCAGGATCGGTAATCGCCCAACGTCTGCGCGGCCCACGCCGGCAGGTTCTGGGTCGCGTCGCGGGCCGACCAGGACCAACTCTCGGAGTCGCTCCCACCACTCATGGAAGTGACCTGATCGTTAAGGTTCAACCGCGCATACATCCCCTTGACCACCTCCGCACAGACCTGCTGCAAGTTCTCGGGGATCGTCGCCCAGCCGGCCTGGTAGGTGACCTGGTACTGGCCCCAGCCCCAGAAATCGCCGGAGCCGTCAAGGGAGTCGCCCCAGACGTCGCCGAAGGGGCCGAAACCATTGCCGGAAGTCCCCCCGTAGCACCGCATGATCCCGCTCGCCCGGTCGATGTCGTACGAGGTTGCGGGGGTCGTGAACAGGTCGAGGCAGGCCCCGTTGGCGAGTGCGTTCTTTGGCTCGCGGGCACCGACGAGGGAGGCGCTGGGGTGGAGCCGGTAACTCGACTGGACCGTGGCGTTCCAGCCGTGGCCCAAGGCGTTGACGGCGTTCGCCAAGGCCTGGATCGTCAGGGACGAGGCGAAGGGCAAGGTGGTCGTCGTGGTGACGCCGGAGGCTGTCCTGCTCAGGATCAGGCCGGTGTAGGTGAGGTCGAAATATTCGACGTCGCCGGTCATCGCGAACGAGACGGACGCGAACTGGTTGGTTGATGTGTGGTGGTTCTTGATCGTGAGGACGGTGGACCGATTCGTCAGCACGCTCAGCACCGCCTGAACCGGGAAGGCGGAGAGCTTGGCCGAGGCGGGTTCGCCCCGATCTTGACGTCTGCCCTCGGGGGTGAGGATGTCGGTGTATGTCGTCAGCGCGAACTGGCGTGAGCAATAGCGAATGATCTCGCGGGAGGCGGCCGTGATGAGCGTGGGCTGGATGGCGGCCTGGGCGGCGGTCAGGGTGACGCCGCCGGCGGCAAGCACCTGGGCGGCGTACTCGGCGGTGATCAGGTCGACCGCGCTCGGGTTCGCGACGGGGGCGGTGGTGAACGCCGACCCATTCCAGTAGGTGGGGGCCGCGCTGAAACTGATGACCGGGTCGGTCGACGCGGGGCTCGCGCCGACCTGCTTGAAGAGGTTCCAGGTGTAGTAGCCGGCGGCGGACGAGGCGGGAAACGGACAAACATAGGTTCCACTGCCGGGGGGTGTCTCGGGGGTTGGGGTGGCGTAGGCCGCCCAATCGCCCGAGGAAGCGGGGGCGTAAGCCGACCCGTTCCAGATCAGGCCGGCCTGGTTCGTGATCCTGGTGTAGGCGGACCAACCTGTCGGCAGGTTGGTCGCCCTGATCGTGGTGTCAGCCAACGGCTTCTCCTACAGCGGATTACTTGCGAGTCACGCACGGAAATCATGGGGCAGGAGCAGGTCCTCTCAAGCCCGGACGGCCCTCCATCGGACTCGAAGACTCGGAAGCCATTTGGGGTGGCCCGGACAACTTGTTGTCCGTGGTCGCGCAGCGACAAGAGGCGTTGCCCGGGCTGAGAGTCTGTCCCAGAAGGCGAATCCTATCGGTATTTTTCGATAATCTTTCGGGTGCCACGGGTTCCGTACTCGGACCCCGTGCGGGAATTCCTTGGCTGGGGCGCACGGGGTCCGAGTACGGAACCCGTGGCACCCCAGCGTCCTTCCTTTTCCCGGTGAAGCCCGACCTTCCGAGACAGACACTGAGGCCGTCTGCTTGGCGACGGGGCATTTCGAGAACCTCTTGTGGCTTCGCCACCCGGACAACAAGTTGTCCGGGCCACCCACCGATGATCCTCTTGCTTGTGTGCTATACGAACGGAAAATGCTGTATTCCGCTCCGTACGCCTTTGAATTAGGAAGTCAGGATTAAATCACTTGATAATTAGTTCCCACGTAGTTCCCCGAGATCGAGGCCACGGGGTTGGTGTAGTTCGATCCGCCGCTGTTGACCGCGACCGACGCGATCGCGGTGCCGGACATCGTCGCGGTGAAGGACGCCCCGGTGCCGGTGGTGTCGCTCGCGTAGACGTTCGGCCTGACGCTGTACGACCCGCCGGAGACCACGGTCACCCCTGTAATCACGCCGCTGGAGCGGGTGAAGGTCAGGACGGCCGGCGTCGTCACGATCCCGGTGTCGTTGCGCATCGTGGTTGTTGCGGTCAACACGTTGTTGGCGATGACCGCTTGCCCTTCGCCGGTGCGGATCCCGTTCTGCGAGGTCCCCCGGATCTCGTTGCCCTGGACGTTCGGACCCGAGGTATACGTGTTCATGTTCGTGTTGAGGTAGATGCCGACGACGCCCCCGTTGGTGTTGTCGAGGCTGAGCTTGTTCCCCGTGATGCCTGCCGGGCCGTAGGCCAGGATGCCGATGTAGCCGTTGATGACGGTCGCGTCGTTCGAGAGGATGTTGTCGGTCACGACGCAATTCTTCGCGCCTGCGATCACCACCGACTGGGTGTACTGGTTTGTGATGACGTTTCCACTGATCCGCAGGTTCTCGGTCAGGCTGTCACCGCCGTACACCCCGTAGCGGTTCCCCAATAACGTGTTATTGGCAATGTTGATGTGTTTGGATCGACTGAACCTCACATGAAACGTCGGACCCGCACCTGCCCCGGTCGGACCCTTGAAGATGTTGCCGGTGATCGACACGTATCTCGCGTTGTTGAGGTCGACCCCGACCACGTTGTCTTCGAGGAGATTATCGCTGATCAAAACCTGGGACGGGAAAACCGTGGTATTGTTCTGCGTGTGGGACACGATAATGCCGATGGGGCATTGATAGATCCGGTTGCCCACGATCGAGACGTTTTTCGGGGCACGATCGGTCGTCCCGCACTTGAGCGAAATGCCGTTTTCCCAGCAGTTCACGATGGTGTTACCCATCAAGGTCACTTCGGAATTCGTCGTGTCCTTGATCGCGCCGAAGCCGTTCAAGCAGTCTTCGACATAGTTTCCGATGCACGTTACATGGGAGATCTCGTTGGACCAGGCGATCCCGGCGCGGTAGCCGTGGCCGACCGATTGATCCTGGTTACCGTGGACGACGACCACGTCGAGCACCGTGATATTCATCACGCCCGAGAAGTGGATCCCGTTGCCGTTGATGTCGTGGATCCAACTGTCCAGGCACGAATTGTAGTTGCCAAAGGCGATGATGCCCTCGCCGGGCGACTCGTAGAGCTCGCACCCCTGGACCATGTAGCGGTCGCCCGTGAGCGACATCTCGGCCACGCATTGCCACGGGTAGAAGGTCCAGCCCGCGCGGCTGCCGTCCATAATCAGGTCGTAGATCCGCGTCCCGCCGCCGGTGGAGGCGATCCCGTTCCAGACGGTATAGACCGCCGCGCCGGAACTGAACCCGACGGTGAAGTTCCCCTGGACCGTCAGGGTGTTCCCACTGATCGAGAGGATTCTATGACTGCGCGGGTCATAGTTCGGCTCGGGCCAGGGGGGGACGACGACCCCGCCGACGCCCGCCACGGTGTTGATCGTGGGCTTGGGTGAGCTGACGTAGCCGCTCCCCTGGGTGCTGATCACGATCCCTGTAATGGCGCCGCCGCTTGCGGTGATGTACCCGGTGGCGGGCACACCGCCGGGGGCGAGGCCGCCGGTGAACGTGACCGTTTCGCCATTGACGTAGCCGGTGCCGGGCGAGGCGACGCGCCCCCCGATCGTGGGCAGCGGGACGCCGGTGGCCACCGTCACGTAGTGGCCGACTCTGAGGCCGTTCCGCGCGGTGACGGTGATCGTATTCGCCCCGATCGCCACCGGTGCGCTGGTGGTGGTGACGATCTGAGGAGCACGCTTGATGATCGATCGATCCCCTCGGATCACGACCCGTTCGGGGACGGTGATCGGGCCGGAGATGAGGTAGGTGTCGCGCGGTAAGAGGACCGTGCCACCGGGTCCGGCCGCATCCACGGCGGCCTGGATCGCGGCCGTGTCGTCCGCCGCGCCGCCGCCGCGTGCTCCATAAGCCTTGCAGTTATAAACCTGCCCGCCCGAGTCGCGCACGGTGAGCTGGCTGACGCCGTCGGCGGTGAACGTGCCGGTCGTCTCGTCCCAGGTGAATCGCGGGTCCGTCAGGGGGATCTGCGTGGGGCCTCGCGAGACGACAAACGTCCCCGGGGCGCTGCCGGCGAGGGCGAGGTCGGACTTGGAGATGTTGGTGGAATCAGCCATGATGGGGATATCCTCAGTAATAAGATGGTGTGCAATCCCTATTCCACACCCTGGGACCGCTGGCGACCCGACCGCTCTTAGAATTAATTTTCATTTATTGGAAATCGGAATTAATAAAATGGAAGAGCGGGCGGGGCGCTCGCGGTCTTAGGGGGGAGGGCCTTGGTTTGGGTCAGGTGGGCGGTTGGCCGTCCCAGGCGTGCTCGAGGACTTGTTTGTTGATGACTGCGAGTTCGTTGCGGATGGCGTTTTGCCGATGCTGGATGGCGTCGGCGCGGAAGACGTTGGTTTCCCACTCGGCTTGCAGCGTCCGCGCTTTGGCGGTGAGGCTGGCGATCGCTTCAGAGCGGTGCGGGGGGAGGGCAGGAGGGGGGCCGCCGCTGAGCTTGGGGGGCGGCTCTTTCTCTTTGGGCACCGGCGAATCTCCGGGAAAAAGAAGGGGGAGGCCGCGCCGGCTTGCACCGGCGCGTTCGGTGGGTCATCGCCAGAGGGAGACGACCTGGGCGACCTTGGGATCGCCGCTGCCCGCCGCCGGCTCGACGCGGGTCAGTTCGCCCAGCACGACGACGGCCGAGTTGGCGGCGGCCGTGCCGGGGAGTAAACTCCCTTTGATGTACTGATAGTTGAGGCCGAGGGCGCTGATCTTCTCGGCCGTGACCGTGACGAGCGCGTACTTGTTGTCGTCGGTCGCCTTCACGAACTGGGTGATGGCCGAGTTCGGGATCGCTGTGTAGGTGCCGCCCACCCCGGCGGCCGTCGCGCCTTTGACCTGGAAGTCGAGCGTGCCCGACGCTCCCAAGGTCCCCGTGTCGATGATGAACATGACCTGCCGGAACTTGCTGAGGTCGATCGCGGCCGTCAACTTCTCAGAGGCGGATTGGCTGGCAGAGTGGATGCCGTCCGCCGCGACGACCACCGTTTCGTTGAAGAGTTGCGTGTACATCGAGAAAGGCTCTCCCAGGTGGGATCAATGTGATAAGAGATGAAGGAAAGATCGAGGCGAACGGCAATCACCGTTCGCCCCAAAAAAAAAGGGCGAGTGGTCAGGTCGTCAGGAGGTGGCCGAGCTCAGGATCACGAACGGCGAGGTCTTGGTCGTGCCGTCCTGCTGGGTGAACGGGGCGTCGATCTGGGCCTGGCCGTCGACCCGCTCGATGATCCGGTAGGTGATCTGGTTGGTGTTGAACGCATACTGATCCGAGGCCGCGATCTCGAGTGAGCCGGTGTCGGCCGTGATGTACTTGGAGAAGTCGGCCAGGAGGACGTCGCCGGTCGTCCCGAGCGGGGGGAGCTTCTCGGTGAAGAGGACGGGGCGGCCGAAGAGGAGGAGCTGGCCCATCGCCAGCTTGGCCTCGTTGTAGCCGGTGCCGACGTTCGGGATATACGTCACCCGGCCGCTGGCGTCGACCAGTTGGACGAGCTGGCTGAACAGGTTGTTGGTCATCACCCAGACCGAATTCGGGCGCGACTGCGGGGTCATCGCCCCCATGACGTTGGCGGCGTCGGCGAGCTTGAACTGGTTGGCCGTTGCCCGGGTGGGGTAGGTGATCGTTGCGGGGGACTGGAGGACCCCCTTGGGCTTGGCCACGCCGTCCCCTTGAAGGAAGGCGAAGTCTTCGGCGTAGGCAATCGCCCCTGAGAAGAGCGATTTGAGCTCGGCGTCGAGCGAGATGAACGAGTCGGAGAGGAGGAACCGGCTGATCTTGGTGAGCCCTTGAAGCTCGTTGGTGACGATGTGAACCTGCTTGAATGCCGGTTCGGTCGGCGTGCCGGGCTGGGCCTCGCCGGTCCAGGTCATCTTGACGCCGCCGTAGTAGGCCGACTGAGGCGCTCCTTGCGTCCCCGACGGGACGAAGGTCTGGTTGAGCATCGGATAATAAGCTTCGCGCGCCGGCAGCTTCTTGTTGTTCGAGAAGGGCCGGACGATCGACTCTTCCTGCGCGAGCTGGAGTAGCTCCTGACCGTAGTCGGGGGCCACCGTGTAGCCGCCCGTCGCCCCCGAACCTTCCGCCATGTCCTTCTTGTCGAACACGCGGAACGACGAGCCGTAGACCTTTTCGAGATGCTCCTGCGCCTCGCGCTGACGCCCTGGGTACGTGTTCTGGCACTGGGCGATCGTGATCCACTTGACCTGGTCGGCCAGGCATTTTCGACGGTCGGCCTCGGACTCGCCGGGGTCGATCCGGCCGGTCCCCTTGAGGGGGTTGTACCCCTTGGTCGTGACCTCGGCCGCGCCTGCCGCGAAGCCTTCCGCCACGGCGGTCTTGATCGTATCCGCCAGGCTCGCGATCGGGTCGGCGCTGGCCGCTTTCTCGGCGATGCCGAAGGCGATCAGCTTGGTGGCGTCCTCGTCCTTGATGGAGACAATCGCGCCCTTCTGCTGCTCGTCGTAGTTCTTCAGAAGCTTGATACGCATGGGGAATTCTTTACCCTTTGTGGTTTTGAAGTCAGTGGGAAAGACCACGCTGGGTCCGGAGAGCTCCGCGCGAACCGCGATCGCCCACCTCGCGGGTGGTTCGATGGGTTTGTCGGTCTTCTCAGACGGAGGAGTGGTTTGGGGAGAGGGAGAGTGGGGTCAGACGACCCCGGTGATTCGTTCGGCCTCTTCGCGGACCAGCTTGCGGAGGCCGTCGGGACTGAGCATCGCGTTGAGCTTGGCGACCATCTCGGCCCGGATCTCCTGGTCGGACTGGACGACCAAGGGGGGGAGCGGCTCGATGGTGCTCTCGGTTTCCCAGGCGGCCCGCTTGCCCTGCGCTGGGGTTTTGAACGGCTGGTTCAGCTTGGTCAGGTGGGTGAGCTTGGCCGCGACGTGATGCGCGGTCGGGGCGTGGCCGTCCCCCATCACCTTGTAGCACTTGATGCAGGCGGCGGGGTCTTCCTTCGACCCGATCACGTCCTCGGCGGCGTGGGGCACGTGCCCCTTGGTGTGAAAGCTTTCGATTCGCCCGAAGCCGTTGTAGTGCGGCGCCTTCACCCGGACATGGTCGTATTGCCTGAGCGGGCCGATCGCCTTGGGTTCGGGGGCGTCGTCGTCTTCGTCTTCTTCGAGCTCGTCGTCTTCGTCGAACTCGTCTTCTTCGAGCTCGCCTTCATCTTCTTCAAGCTCGTCGTCTTCGTTGAACTCGTCTTCATCTTCTTCGAGCTCGTCGTCTTCGTCGAACTCGTCTTCGTCTTCTTCGAGCTCGTCTTCTTCGAGTGCTTCGTCTTCTTCGAGCTCGTCGTCGTCCTCAGCCTTGGCTCTGATCCGTTGCCGGCATTTCTCGCAGTCGTCGTTGTCGCCGTCGCAGGAGCACTTGGTTTTGGCGTCCTCGATGGGTTCGGTTTCCATGGGGTCCTCGGGGACTTTCAGATTGAAGACGGGGCGATGCACCCCCTTGTTAACAGCGACGACCAATGCTTGTGCATTCATAGGGAGGCTGCACACGCTGTACTCGAGCAGAACGCAGCGGCGAATGACGCGCTCGGCCCCTTTCCAGTCCGGGCGGCGGAGGAGTTCCTCTCGGGTTGGCGGCCCCCACTCGCCGGGCTGGAAGTTGTCCGGGGGGCGGAAGCCGATCGAGATTCCGCGCAGGCTTCGGCTCTTGATCTTCCGCCAGACCGTCTCCGTCTCGGGGTCGTCGTCGAAGACGGTCTTGGCGTAGAGCCCGTTGAACTCGCGCGATTGCTTGGCCTTGATCCACTCGCAGCGTCCCAGCGGCCAGCGCCCGAAGTCGTGGAAGGCGAGGACGCACGGGTTGCCGTCCTCGGGCGTCTTGCCCAGGAAGAAGGTCTTGTAGTCGATCCCGGCCGACACCACGACGTCGCGCTCATGGTCGACGCAGTCGGTCGAGATCCAGGCGACCATCGACCGCTCGCCGGGCGTGAAATGGTGCTCGACCGGGTCGAACACCTTCCGGGTGAGCGTGAACCCATTCTCATTGTTCGTCATGGGCATACGCCCTCAAGGTGGTTTTGTTTGGTTTTGTTTTGCTGGGGAGATGGTCGATTGTCATGTCACAGGACGGGCGTCATCTTGAACGGTTGGGCCGTCGCAAGCCTTTTTTAGGCGATGAACCTCGCCGGCGATGTCTGGTGGTGCTCGGCTTTGGCCTGGCGGATCCGCCGGCGGGTCCGACCTGCAATGTCCCCGTTCCCCCCTGCCAGAACTGCCCGATCGCATTGAGGGCCGGCATCAAATAAGGCTGGGCCTGCATGGTGGCCGTCCCCTGTTCGACGGCCACCGCATAGGGCACGTCTGCCTGGATCGTGAGGACTCGATCGCTCGCGCGATAGCTGGAGCTGATCGACGCCTGGAGCCTGCCGGACCGGACCGGGGCGAGCTGTTGCGCCGTTTCGACGGCCAGCTTACCGCTGGCGTGCATCCGCTCGTCAATGGTGCGAAGGAGGCGGTCGATGCCCGCCTGGTCATACGCGAATGCCATCGTGTTTTTACCCGTTATGGGACGCGCCGGTGGGCATCCTGTGGTGCTCAACGGATTTTTTGCAGCCCCGAAGGGGCGACCGTTTCTAGCCAGGGGTGAAACCCTGGAAAATATTCCGATGCCCGAGTCGATTGTAGCCCCGAAGGGGCGACCGTTTTTAGCCAGGGGTGAAACCCCTTGAAATTCGTATGAGCTCAAATCAATATTCATTGCAGCCCCGAAGGGGCGACCGTTAAAGGCGTCGGGCTCACTCAGACGGTCGCCCCTTCGGGGCTGCGGAGATCTAATCTGCTACGTCTCTTCCAGGGGTTTCACCCCTGGCTAAAAACGGTCGCCCCTTCGGGGCTGCAAACAGAGGGCGCTCTCTCCTCCCCTCCTGGGACCGTGGGCGGGTCGCCGGCAGTCCCAGGGGTTGGTCCGCATTCGATCGAAACCCCTGGAGAACATTCCGATACCGGTGTCGATTGTAGCCCCGAAGGGGCGACCGTTTTTAGCCAGAGGTGAGATCACTGGGAATTAATATGAGTTCAAATCCGTATTCATTGTAGCCCCGAAGGGGCGACCGTTTTTAGCCAGGGGTGCAACCCCTGGAAACAGGATGAACTCAAATTAGTATGATTTGCAGCCCCGAAGGGGCGACCGTGAAATGCGTCAGGCTCACTCAGACGGTCGCCCCTTCGGGGCTGCGGAGAGCTAATCTGCTGCGTCTCTTCCAGGGGTTTCACCCCTGGCTAGAAACGGTCGCCCCTTCGGGGCTGCAAACAGAGGGCGCTCTCTCCTCCCCTCCTGGGACTGTGGGCGGGTCGCCGGCGGTCTCAGGGGGTTGGTCAGGATTCGATCGTGACCGTTTCGTTGGGGTAGCCGATGCCGATCAGGCTGAGAAACGTGTCGACGACGTGGAGCACGTCGGGGTCGTCGGGAGGCATCTCCTCGAACGCCTCTTCGAGCTGCTCGGCCAGTACGTCGGTCGGTTTGAACTCGCCTTCGTCGGACAGGACGCGCGCGGAGGGGAACCGATCCTCAGGGAGAGAATCGAGCCAATCGCAGAATGCGGAGTAGCCGCCATTGGTGCAGAACTCGGTGAAATGCGGACCCATTTCGCTACCGACAAGCCTGATGTTAACGCCCATAGTCGCTCAATGACCTCCTCACTCGTTTGTTTTCTCTGGCTTCACGTTTTTTGGTTCTTCGAACCTTGTCCCGCCCGTTATTGTACAAGCGATCGGCTTCCGCCTTAACCTGCAAAGTCGTAAATTTGGCCCCCGAAGGAAATTCACCACGCGCTTTCACGGGAAGGTCTTCGTCTTTCGCGTTGATGAGATTGCTTAATTTCTTTAAACTTTTGCATTCTTGCATGCTTTCGAGTGAGTAGGGGCCGCACGCCCGCTTGTAATAGTACGTGTGACCCGAATACTTGCCCGCATGAGCGCCGTCTTCGAATTCGAGCCGCCGGTCGATCGCCACCGTGTGGAACACTTTACCCGGGTTGGCCGCCGCGTACTTGGCTTTGCGGTACAAGGCATGGGGACCGACCGAGAGCGACCTGGTCTCGCCGTAGAACATCGTTTTCACCTCCACGGGCTCGTCGTTCTTGAGGAGGTTATCGAACGGCTCCGAATCTTTGAACCACCGCCCACCGAGGGCCCGAGCGATAATCCGTTCCTGGCGGTCGGCGTATCGTCTTCTCGTCTTGGTGATCCTTTCGCCCGGCGGGACTGTGAACGGTGCTGCATCTTCGGCAGCATACTGGAGCGCCGGATCAGGATTCGCCCGGGGGTTGGTGCTGACGCTGGGCTTGGGTTTGGTGCTTGCGTTAGGTTTGGGCTTGGTGCTTGCGTTGGGTTTAGTGCCTGCGTTGGGTTTGGTGCTTGCGTTGGGCTTGGGCTTGGTGCTTGCGTTAGGTTTGGTGCTTGCGTTGGGTTTGGGCTTGGTGCTTGCGTTGGGCTTGGTGCTTGCGTTGGGTTTGGTGCCTGCGTTGGGTTTGGTGCTTGCGTTGGGCTTGGGCTTGGTGTTTGCGTTGGGCTTGGTGCTTGCGTTGGGTTTGGTGCTTGCGTTGGGCTTGGTGCTTGCGTTGGGCTTGGCGTTGGGCTTGGGCTTGGTGCTTGCGTTGGGCTTGGGCTTGGTGCTTGCGTTGGGCTTGGGCTTGGTGCTTGCGTTGGGCTTGGTGCTTGCGTTGGGCTTAGTGCTTGCGTTGGGCTTGGTGCTTGCGTTGGGCTTGGGCTTTGGGGTCGCTCCTCGGCCACCGGTCGCGCATGTGTTTCCGGGCTGAAATCCGCCGGCCCCGGTGCCGCAACCGGAGTGGCTTGCAGATCCCTGGGGTTTCCTTGGTTTATTGGTCGTCTTCGGCTTTTTTGCGGCCTTCAGGTCCGACGCGATCGCCTCGTCGTCATCCTCCTCGGCCTGGTCGGTGAGGGGGGCTTCGTCGTCGTCGTCCTCAGTCTCGCTCGCTTGTTCATGGCTCTCCGGCCGCTTGACCGCGTTTTCGAGTGCCTGGAGGCCGGAGGCCACGAAGCTGACATCGCCCCCCTCGACGGCGTCGCGGCCGGAGTCGGTCAGGGCGGCGTTGAGTGGCCAGCCCATGGCGACGTACTTGGTGGCGAGGTCGGCCTTGGCCACGTCGTCCTGGGGGACGCAGTCGTCGAACACCCAGAAGAGCTTGCTCCAGTGCCGCTGACCGCTCTGGTCGAGGGCGTGGGTCCACCGGGTGAGTGTGCTCGCGATCGACTTGCAGCGCGGTTCGACGGCATTGCGGGCGTGCTGCTCCAGCCCTGCGTCGGCGACGGAGCGGTTACTGCTCTCGTTCGTGACCATCGAGACCGGGACGCCGAAGCAACCGAGCGTTCGCTCAAGGTCATATTTCGAGATCTCGATTGCACCCAGATCGGCCGGGGTCCACGAGATCGGCGTGACGGACACAGCGCCGTCGACCACGAAGGCACCCCCGGCGCGGCCTCCTCGGCCCTTCAGGTTCATGTCGTTGTCGAGCCGCTGACGTTCGGCCGCGCCGAAGGCCCCCTTCGGGTCCTTGTGGCTGATGACGACCGAAGGCCTGGGGCCGTTGCTGAGCAGGTCGTCCTGGATCGACACGAACGTGTCTTCCAACCGGGCGTACTCGATCGCGGCCTGGGTGGGGGACATCCCGAGGCCGTACGGATTCTTCATCGACAGGTGCTTGAACACGAGCAGGTCGGTGGGGTCGTACTGAGTGGCCCCGAACTGGTACTTGGCCGGCACCAGGCCGTCCCGCATGATCGGGGTCACGAGGTGCGGCGGCAGCGGCCAGAACTCGCGAGGACAGCCGAGGATGAACTCGGTCGGCCACCAGAAGGCTGTGCCCACCACGTCCATGCTCATGACCGTGTAGGCGATGAGCTGGTTGTGGTCCATCACCGGGTTGACGTTCTGGATCAGGCGGAGCAGGGGGTGCTCGCCGGTGATCTCCTCGACCTCACCGGCCCCCGCCATCGCCTTGGCGGTGTGCGCCAGGGTTTGCAGCCGGTTCTTGACCGACTTGGCGACCGGGACCGCCTCGCAATACTTCGCCCGATCCCCCTTGGATCGGCCGACGCGGATCAGCCGGAGCGGCACCCGAGCGACCGCATCTGAGTTGATGCGGGCCGCCGTGTAGATGACCGATTTATAAGCCTCCGCCAGCGCAGGCAACGACGGAGCCCGCCGAAACCGGAAGGCGTCGGAAAACAAAGGACCGCCCCCCGACCCGTACGAGGTCATCCCCAGGGGCTGGGCCTTGGTCTCCTCGCGGAGCCACATGCTCATTTCTGCGGACATGCGTGGCACGGAGAGCGACGCCTCGATCGTGGTGGGGGAGGGGGATGAGAAGGGAGATACACAGCGGACGAACGCGAACGGCGGCGGGTTGGATTCAAGCCCGTGGGGCAACGACCGGGGCTTCTGTTCACGGGTTGTGTGTCACCCGAGGCCGTCGGCCGTTTGTTTGGGGTGGCCCGGACAACTTGTTGTCCGTGGTCGCGGAGCGACAAGAGGGGTTGCGCTCAGCTCGGCAGCCCGCTCGAAGACTTGGTTTTGTCCCAGACCTCTTGTGGCTTCGCCACCCGGACAACAAGTTGTCCAGGCCACCCAACCACCCGACGATCCCTCTTCCTCCCCTCCCTGGGACCGGGCTGGGGGATCGGCTTAAATCGTGGCGGGCCGAAGGGGCTTAGCCCCACCACAAGGGGTTGTTCACGTCGCGATAGGCGGCTTCGGCGGCTTGTTGTTCGGCCAGTTCACGAGCCTCGAGGACGGCCGCCGGCACAATCGCCGTAACGCCGCGATCGATCGACATCGTGGCATAGCGGAGCGCGTCCAGGCCGTGGTCGTAGAGCTTCTCGGGGGCTTCTTCGACGGCCTTGCCGTCGGGCGCTTTCGGCCACGAGTAGGAGTCGAACTCCTCGAGGACGCTGCACGGCTTCTTCGCTTCGACCAGGGAGGGATCGCGCTCGACCAGGCAGTTGCGGAAGACGTACAGCCTGCGCCGGCCGTCGCCCGCGTCCTTCAGCCGCTCTTGAACCGCCTCGATGCCGGGCGACACATCCTTGCGGGCGTGTACCGTCGCGATTCCGTTCTCGAGCAGGGTGGCCCGGTCCTCCGCGTCGTGGTCGGCTACGTTGAAGTCGTAGGATTCCCCTTCGCTCAACGCGTTGATCTGGGCGGCGTGGACCTTAACCGTTCGCTTGGTGTGGTACAGCTCGCGGTAGACGTACATCCGGCAGTCGTCGTCGATCGCGATCCAGAGGCAGACGAACGGGTTCGCGTAGCCGAAGTCGATCGCCCGGATCCGCCGCCATGAAGGGGGGATTGCGAACGGGTCGATGATGTGGACCTGGCGATCCCAATCCTCGTAGACGACCCCTTCGGACTGGACCCACTTGCCGTGGCGAAGGCGCGGTTTGCGTGCCCCGGTGAGGCGGTCGAGCTTGCTGATGTAGGCATGCCCCTGGGCCAGCCAACGGTTTTCGGTTCGGTCCCAGAGGGTGGGGTTGTCCTCGTGGCGGCTTTCGAGCATCACCGTGGCGCCGCGATCGACCCGTTGCTTGAGCCAGTGGGTGGGGCGGTCGGGGTTGGTGTCGGCGATGATCTGCTGGAACGGGACGACCCCGTTGCGGAGGCGGGTGGTCAGGGCTTCCCAGTCGTTCTCATACAGTTCGATGGCTTCTTGAACATAGATCAGGTCGTACTCGGTCGACATCACCTTGCCGGGCTTGTCGAGGCCGCCGACGACCACTGTCGAGCCGTTGGGGTAGTGGTACGCCTGGCGGTGGCTCCGTCGCGGTCCTTCGGCGATCGGCGAATTCGCCGGGAGGACTTTTTCCTCGTAGGTGACGAGGGCCGTTTCGGTGAGGGACTCGCGCGTCTTCCGGACGATCAGGCATCGCGCTCCCGGCCAGCGCAGGCAGACGGCGTGGAGCTTTTCGAGGCAGGCGCGGGACTTGCCGGTCCCGGCCGGGCCGCTGAGCAGGACCTCGTCACTGCGGTCGGTCCAGACGTCTTTCGCCGCGCCGAACGGCTCGTACGGGCGATTTGCAGGGGTAATCACAGTTGGTCGGGGCCCACAGTGATGTAGACTTTCTTCTCCGTCTGCTCGACGGCGTGTTTCTCGGTCCACTGGCCGAGCTCCTGCGCCGCCTGCTTCTCGTGCTCGCGCAGTTCCTTGAGCAGCCCGGTATCGACTTCGTAGAGGTCGACCACCGTGGCATTCTCGCCCCCGCCGACCCCCTTGACGTTGTGGACCAAGAGGCCGGTCTTCCAGCCGGGCACCTTCGCATGAGTGGGGTCGTTGGCCCGCTCCTCAATCACTTGCCGGAGCCGGTCCCACCGGTCGTTGAGCGCTTCGACCCGGCGCTCCCGGCTGGCGAGCCCCCTGCGCCTGACTTCCTGGCGGAACTCTTCGAGGTGCTCGGCGATCCGGGCGGCGAACTCGGGGTACTGCCTCCAGTTGTAGATCGTGGTGCGCGTCACGTTGCACCGCGCCGCGATTTCGGTAACCGTAAGGGTGCCGTCCGCAAGGAGCTGTGCCGCGTTGATCCGGTCTTCACGCCATTGGAAATCAGGCAT